ATAGTTGTTGTTATCACCACATTATTTGTTTTCCCTGGAGGGCTTGGTGCCCATTTTCCAGTTCCTGGTTTTGTTGGTTGTCCTACAGGCATTAAATCTTCAGTTTAACCTTAATATCTGTAATGTCTACTTCAACATTTTGAAGACGGTCACCAATTGTTTTGATTGCCTCACGAAAAGCTTCACGGTCTTTTCCATGCTCTTCAAAAAGTTTATTGAAACGTGCTTCACTATCAGGAAGTATTTTTTCAACAAGTAGTTTCCATGCTGCCCAACCAACAATGAGACAGATGCCAACAGCGGAAGCTGGACCTGTGATTAACTGAATTGCCATGCTGTATTCTTCTGCACTCATTTTGCCTCCACTCCCTTTACAAGTTCATAATGTGGATGGTCTTTAAAACGAGTCCAATCACCACCCCAGTTTAATTCTAAGCCTTCCTTCTCATCATCAGGTATTTCTTTCCAACACTGTTTAACTGCATAGGATACAAGTCTAAATGCATTGTAATCATTCCAGTCGATTGGATAAGGTGCCACATCTACTGCCATTGATGGGTATGTATTGTGTTTGCTATTTGGCCAATGAAGTTTGGATGTGCCATTGGTAAGGGCAACCTCTTGTGCTATTTTATCACGATAACCACAAATAATTGTGATATCAATTTTCTCCAGCACCATTGCCATTAAACGCTGAAGTAATGGATGACATGTTTCAAGTTTATGCTTTGATGCTACAGAAAATTTATTCATTGTGCGATACCTTCAATAGCATCTACAACGGCATCCATAAGTAGGGCACCAAGTTCAGCATCATCCTGAATTTGAACATTAAGCCAATCAGCTTCATCAGCCCACACAGTTATGATAACTTTAGGTCCATTATCTCCTTCCATTTTCTGTGCAATCATTTCGATGTTATTTAAAGCCATTGTTATCTCCTACATCCTTGTTACGCGACTAATGCGATGTCTCTTTAGTGTAAATGAACCGTTCTGTGTTCCAACACCACAAATACATCTTAGTGTTGAAGAAAATACGCCGTTGAGAGATGTTGCTGGTGCAACTGAACCACCAGTACCTGTAATGCCTACATCAAGCAAAGCATTAAATGGTGCAGCATTTCCAATGACTGGTTGAGAAAGAAATGTTGTTTGTGCTTCTAACATTGCAACACGTGATGAGTAACTTCCATCAAACCAAACCTGAGCAATGTAATCAGTTGAAAGTGGTTGAGCAGTTGCAATGTTAACTGTTCTTGCTCCACCAGTTGTGCTGAAACCACGAGCCTGATATGTTACCACAGTATTCGAAGTTGTTGACTGAGGATTGAGACCATGCCATTCACCCTGGCTATAATGACCTGATGAACCAATACCCCAAAGATGTTGTGTTCCGTTTGCTACATAAGAAACAGATGAAAACAACATTTCTAATAGTATCTCTTCACCTGGGTTAAAAGAAGCAACTGGTAAGTCAAAACGGAAAGATGCTCCACCAGAACCTGCAAGTGCTGTACATGTGAAAACAAGACCTTGACCATTGATGACCTGTGATGTATAAGTTGGTGTTGAACCAACAAGGGCATTTGTTACAGTTTTACCGCCCATTGAAAGAGAACCAGCACCAGTCAGAATTGCTGATGTTGTCTGAGTAGACCAATCATAATCTTCAATTGTATTCCAAGTGCTTACATAGGTTGGGCCAACTGATGTAGTAATAGGAAAAGCATTCGCGTTATTGGAGTTTGTACTAGTACTACCAAGAAAGATGTCGTAGTTATTTGACGTATTTGGCATTGTTAAAATGCTCCTGTCTGAATAACAGCTTTCATGATTGCATTAGCAAGTGGAATAGCCTTTTCAGTTGAAAGTGAGTTATTTGAAAGATAATCAGCAACGTATTCTTCAATGCCAGCATGTGTTGCATTGCCGTCACCATAAAGACCAGGCCATCTGATTGTTATTTCAGCAAATGGTATTGTTGAAAAGTCGTATGGGCTTTCAGTGAAACCTGACTTGGCATAAACTGCTGTTGCACCATCGGCTACATACCATTGACCTTGACTATTGTTATAAGTCCAACCGATATCGTCAATTATATTATTTGGGTAAAAATCATAAAGTGGTCCCAAGCTTCCTCCTGCAGTATTTACTACATCAGCAAATACGTTTGTGTTGTTTGATGATGTATTACTGTTTCCAGTAAAGTTGTTTGAGTTGTTTGAGGACATGCATTATTCCTCCCAATTCACAACTAGTTGGTCAACATTAGCAGTACCGGCATCAAGCTTCCAAAAACAATAGAGATTGTCGTCAGTATTTCCATAAAGTGAATCAATCTTAAAGGTGACGTTGCCTGAAGTAGCAGTTGTAACACCTGTTGAGATTGTTGCAGTTGTGTCACCAAAAACAACGTCATCACCAGCAAGGTCACGAGTAAGACGCATTGTTACAGATGCGGCAGTGACGATTGTATTGAGACGAATATTGAGTGTGCCAAGACGAATGTTGAGTCTTGGAGGTGCATTGCCTGTGTAATCAGACTGTAGGTCAAGGTTATGACGTCTGCCTGTGCCATAAGCTGTGGTAGCATTTAGGTTTACTGAATGAGTGATTGTATGAATGAACGAACCGACTTTAGCCATCTTCTTCTCCTTCGCCTAATGGCGTTCTTTTCTAATTATTACTTACTTTTCCGCAGCTTCTGCTTCTTTTTGTAACTTAGTGATTTCTCTGATTCTTGCAGCCTTTTCTCTGATTTGCTCAATTCTTGGAGCTCTTCTTTCACGTGCAGGGTCAAGTCTGATTTCCATTTTGAGTTTATCAATTTCTTTCTTCAATCTGAGTTTCTCACGTGATAGTTCATCAATGTTCATGATTGCCTCAGCCTTACGTCTCTTACCTGACTCAACACGTTTTGTGATGCCTTCAGTATCAGAACCCTTAAATGCTGCAATCTTGTCTTCTTTCATGATTTTGTCAATGTCACCAACCATTTTCTTACCTTCAGCATCCTGAACAATAAGTGTCTTCAGTCTTTGCTGTTCAGCAGATAATGTCTTCATTGGTGTTAATGCACCTGCAGCGAATGCCGCAGTCAAACCATAACCAAGATTATCAGCATCATAAGCCTGAGCAACCTTACCACCTGGAGAACGAAGTGAGTTTGGATAATCAGTCATTAGACGACCAAGACCAATGTAACCAAGTAGATTCATGGTTCTGGTATAACGCTTTCTTGCATCATCACTTAGAAGTGGATAAATGACGCCATTGATGTTGCCAGGTTCATTGCTCTTAACAGGAACCACTTCCTCACCAGCAATCAATGAAATAATGGATGATGGGTCATTGTTTCCTTCAAAGTCAAGTGCTGAGAAGAATGCGGCATGTTCAGGTGGAACCATCTCAATGTCTCTGTTTTCACTTGGCTTGAAGAAGATTGATTGACCAGGTGTCATCATACCTTGAGCAGTTCCTGCCAAATCCAGAGCAATAATGTTTGAAAGCAAATCAATAGCACTTAATGTTGAATCACCTGGAAGTGCAACTACATACTGATTTTCACCTTTGCCTGGTGCCATTCCAACAACAATACGAGTTGCTGTGCTTGCTGGAAGATACTGTCTCTCTTCATCAGAAAGCATTTGGCCTTCAATACCACGCTTTAGTTTTTGCACATTGGCAATTCTCTTCCAACCAGCAACTGTGGTTAGATTCTTAAATAGATTGACAAGGTTGTTTCTTGTGAATGAATAAAACATCACTGACCTTGCAAGTATTGCTTCACCTTCAGTGATTGTGCCTTTATCATAAAGTGCTGTTGCGGCAAGTTCGGCAGCCTTATCAATTGGTTTGCCTTCACGAAGTGCTTCAAGCATTACAGCACCTCTAAACATCTGGTCTTCATACTGAGGTGTATTTAGGACTCCAGCAACTCCTCTCTTTGTAGTTCCCATCTTGCCTTCAGTGATTGCATTTAATGCATCTCTTGCAGCAACTGCAGGAATCTGTGCGGCATTTACTGTTTCACCACCACGTTCAATAAGAATACGAGCAACCTCATCGGCAGTATAACTACGACCTGCAATGTCAGTGGCAACAATACGACCACCCTTAGCAGTTCCTGCATCCATTAGCATTCTTAGTGAATCATAAGTGGATGTGCCTGGAATAGGAAGTGGAGAGATGAGTTTTCCAGTTGTTGAATAAACAACACCAGGTGCTCCAACAATGTTAGCACCATGGAAACGAGGTGCGGCAGTTAGAACCAATGTATAAAACAATGACATGAAGTTATTCCAAAGCTTACCTGGCCAAGACTTAACTGGTGGAAGTCTAACCTTACCAACCATGTAACTCTCAGCAGCTTCAGAAAACAGTTTGTTTAAGTTGCTCTGAATGTTTGCATCACCAGTTGCAGAGATTGCACTTCTGATTTGTTCAGCAACATTTTTACCAAGCACGGCATCCATGGTGGCTGAAATGTTACCACCTCTTTTTGATGCTTCTCTTACAACCTTCATAATGTCTTCAACAGGCTGACCCATTTCTGAAATGCCATTATTTCTTAAAACAATAGAGGCAGCATCTGTTACTTCAGCAACAACTTCCATTATGTAGCGAGGAGGTGTTAGATAATTAAATCCAAATCCACCCATTCCAGCAAACTGGTCAATTGGTGCTTTGTTTTTAAAGCCTGGGTCGGTGGTTACCTTCTTAATGTAGTTTGCAACAAACTCACCAAAGTTTTCCTGACTACCAACAAGCTTTTTAGCCTCAGTAGAAAGTTTATTTGTGTATCTCTCGTTTAGATAACCATCTTCAGTTCTAACAATGTTGTCAAGTGCTTCTCTAACAGTTCTTTCAGAATCTGCTGTGTAATAAGATGAAATTAATAGTTCATTACTGATGTCACCCTTTGGTCTCTTGATTACACCAATGTCTGCCTTTAGATTGTTTTCGTTGGTAATTAATGCAGCAACCTCATCAACAAGTTTATTCATTTCATCGTAATAAGTTGAAGGATTTGCAGTGATGTTTTTTGTTGCAGTATCAAGTAATCCATCAAGTGCTTTTCTACCTTCAATGCTCCAAATGTCTGTAAGTGTATCAACCTTTAGACCCTGGAAAACATCAAAAATGTCTTGCTGATACTTGTCAACTCTGAACATTTTGTCCATTGCAAGTTTGAGTGTTCTCTTGGTATAAACATCAGTGCCTGGTGCCTTTGGTCCAACAATAAGATGACCAACCATCTCTTTTCTTGTAAGTTGTTCACCTGGTGCAACACCATAAACTGATCTGAATTCCTGATTCTTCAGCATTCTATCAATGTCAACACGAAGTTTATTGTCAAGTTTTGATACTTTACCAACAACATCTTCTACGAATGCTTTCTGAATTGGAGTTAATGCATCCTTTGGTCTTGAAAGATTTTTATCAATAAGCCAGTTTCTTAGACCAGTGTTTGCAAAATCTTTTACTTCAAGTGGTTGTGTAATGTCTTTTGCAATCAATGGTGTTAATTCACGAATGTCAGTTCCCTTTGCAACTGAATACTTCAGTGCAGCATTATCGATTGTTGCATCAATAATAGCTCTAAATGCATCTGAAGGAATAAATGCAGATTCCTCAGTTACCGTTCTTGAAATAGCTGTGTATTCCTGAGGGGTTAATGCTCCTCTTTGTGCCAATTCACCAGCAACTTTTCTAACCTGCTTCACAACATCAGGATTTGCTTTGTATCCATCCACAACAATTCTGGTTTTATTGACTCCTTGACCAGCTGCAGATGTGATTTCTTTTGTAGCAAATGTGTAATTTGCTGGTTGTGATTTGATTTCAGAGATTAATTTACCAATGTCTGAAGATTTCACATCCTTCAAAACTTTACTGGCAACATCCTGAGTTGCAAATGTTTTGCGAGTTAATGCAACAAGACCACTCTTTAATACAGAATCTTTTGTTTCAGCAAACACCTGCTTTCTAACTGCCTGTCTGATAAGTGCATTTTGCACATCCTGTTTAATAGCAGGATTGTTTTTTAACAAATCAAGTCTGGCTTCTGTCATAACATTTTTGCCACGAACTGCCCTTGCTGCCGATTCAGTGGCATTTATCTCAGCTCTTATTGAAGGATTACGAACATAAGCTTCAGTAAGTGCATTTACTAATTGCTCATTTGAAATAGTCCTTTCAACAGTTTGTAAGTCAGCACCTGCAACGAATTCATCAAGTGCTTTTACCTGTTTTTCAACTTCAGTAACAATGCCTGGTGTTGGTCCTGGACCAGTTCTGCCTGAAATAATATCATCAGCAATTTTGTCACTAATTACAAGTCTTACATCACCAGGTGTAACTCCAGCTCTTTTGGCAACAAGATTGAGTGCAGGATTTTCAAATGCTGTTACTTTGGCAGCTTCCTTTAATCCTTCTTTTGCTGCAAGTTTTCCAACACCTTCAAGTTTAAGTGCCTTACCAGTCTGAAGAATGTCTTTTGCAACTTTGGTTCCAGCAACTGCACCTGCGGCAATGTCAAGTGATGGGTCAAGTAAGTCTGCAGCAAAAGCACCTGCAGTGTAAAGGTCACCAACTGAGAATGGACCAACAAGTTTTTGTGTATCAAGTCCAGTAATCTTTGATACTTCCTGTGCTTCACCAACAAATCCACGACCTTCAGCAATGTTTAGAAGAATAGGATTGTCTTTATAAGCCTGAGGTCTTGCTCTACGACGAGCTTCATCAACTGCTGCTCTTGTTTCCGAATCAGCACCAGTAAACAAAATTGGGAATGCAGCACCAGCAATCGCATTTAATGGAGACATGGCTGAACGGACAAGCCATCCAAGGTTTGTTTCTTGTTGTGTGCCAAATGGTGTCTCATCTGTAAACACACCTGGCTGTGTGTATTTCTCAGGATTCTTGAGTCTGCGTTCTACTTCTCTAGGGTCTGTCCAAAATGGTTTGTCAATGCCTTCACGAGCAAGTCTATCAAGCTCTGCTTCTTTTTCTGGTCCAACCAACTCACGTTGAGTAGTTTTTGGACGACTGCCACCCCTGACTTCAGTAACATCAACTTCAGATTTAATAAGTGGTTTCGTAGCATACTCTCTCCTTAGGTTTTCTTTCTTCTCGGCAATTTCTGCATCGGCCATTGCTGTAATGTAACGGCCTTGTGCAGTTGTTAGATTTGGAACACCTTTACCAGCTTTTATTTGTGGTGAGAAAGCAAGTGCATAAGCATCCTGAGGACCACCGGCAGTTGGATGTTTAATGTAACTTGACTCATTTTCAATAGCCTTTGGAAGATTTTGAAGCTCTTTAACAGTTGCATCCCAAGTTGTTTTGGCAAGATTTTTAGGTGCAAGTAATTTCTTTGCCTTGTAATCATCAGAAGCAACCTTGAGATTGATGTCATAAGCTGCTTTCATACCTGCAATTTGTTTGGATGCCTCGGATGAGGTTAAACCATCATCCATTAAATCATTACGAACTTTTTCAAAATCAGGACCAGCACCAATAATACCAGCAACACCAATTCCAGCCATTCTTTTAGCTTCAGGCTCAATTGCTGATTTAGGAAGTGCTGTTTGTGGTTTGAGGGCAGTTGCAGTTGTGGCAGGTGCTGTCTGTAATTGCTTTGGAATTGCCGCTTCAGGTCTAACTACACCAGCAATTTTCTCAGGCTTTCTTTCTTCAAGTGTGCCAAATCCAGTAACAACAGGAGCGAGATAAGTCTGCTCAAACTCCTTTTCAGCTCTTGCACGAGCAACCTCAGGAGTTAAACCACTACGAACAAGAGCTTCAGACCTATTATCAACATAACCTGCACGAGTATTTTCAATTGACTGAACAGTTTGACGACTTTTTAATTCAGCACTTTCAACATTTTCCTGTCTCTGTGTTGGAAAAATAGCTGTGTTAGCAACCACTTCTTTGTAAGCTTGCTGGACTGTTACTCCATTATCTGGAAGACCTGAAGCTACAAGTTCATCATGACGCTTCTTGATTGCGGCTCTTTGTTCTGGTGTTAACGCCATTATTTCTCCTAAGCAAGTGGATTGGTAACGTTATTATCGATTGTATCTTTTGCAACTAAATAGGCAAGTGCTTTTTCACGAGTTTTTGCATCGTCTTTATAAACCTTGGCGACTTCATCATAAGTTAACTTGAACTTATTTGGAGAAGTAGAGTTGGTATCATAAACACCATTAACAATCTTTACGTATTCAGGAGCGTTGTCAGGAGTTTGTGTTTTTGCCACTCTTGCAAACTGTTTTGGTTTGTCTGCAAGCTCAATACCTTTCTTAATGGTTCTCATTGCATAGAGTGCTGAACGTGCTTCAGTAGATGCTTTGGCCTGTGGCATTTCAGCTTCAAGATTTTTGATGCTCTCAACATTTTTCTTTCTAAGCATCAAATCTTCCTTCATTACATCAAATGGATTTGGTGGCTTGATTGGATTACCCATTTCATCAAGCATTTCTACTGATGTGCTTGGTTTAGGTTCAGGAGTAATTTCAATGTCACCAATTGAGAATGGAGGAATAACCTTTGGAGCATTAGCTTCTGCTCTCTTTTGTCTGAGATAACGAAGTGTGTCAAGTGCTCCACCTGGCTGACCAAAGGTTGTTGTCTGAAGTCCAGCGGCCCTTTCAACTGGATAAGTTGCTGGCATTGTCTGTTCAGCCTCAACTGCCGCAGCCTTTTCAACTGAGAAATCAGGCTTCATACCAAGTGCTTCCATTTCAATAGCACGTTGCATGTTTGCTGAAAGTGGAGTTGCTGGTCCCTTATTTAATGCTGTCTGATAAATGGCAGGTGATACACTTTCAACCGCAACATTGCCACGTGGAACTGGTGGTCTCTGGGGTGAACTTGGCACATAAGTTGGCATCTGTGGCATTTCCTTCATCAGGAAGCCACGAGAAGATGTTGGTGTGGATTCTGATTGAAGTGTTTGTAATGCTACATCATACTTATTTCTTAAATTCGAGTATTCAGGAATTGCCTTAGCATCTTCACCAAAAACAGCCTCAAGTTCAGTGATTCTATTTTTGATGTCAGTAACTGGCTTCAGTCTGGCAACTGCCTCAGCCTCATTAAATGTTGGAAGCTGACGAAGAGGACGCTTGGAAATACCGAATCCACCTTCACCAATTTGTGTCTGAAATGCTTCACGAGTTCTTGACAGGACATCCTTACCTGGACCCTGTGCAATAAACTGATTCATTTCCTCAGCGGTGGCAGCCTTTTGACCCTCAAGCATGTTGATGTAATCATCAATTTGCTTCTGTCTTGCGGCTTCCATTTCATCCATTTTCTTCTGTTTCTCTTCAGCATCTAAACCTTCAAGTTCAGCATTCATCTGAAGAGTTTCCATCATGTCAGAACCAATGTTTAGACGATTTGGTGTCTTTACAGTTTTAGTCTCAATTGTTTGACCCGTAATAAGTTCACCAGTGAATGGGTCAGTTGCAGGTCTTGTGGTTACTGATGTGTAACCTTGCTGAGCCTTTGCAATGTCATACTGTAGGCGAGATGCTGAATTTGAATCTAGACCGCCAGTCTTCACCTTGTATTGAATTTCTTTTAGAGATGAAATTTGGTCATCAATACTCTTCTGTCTCTGTTTTAGCACATCAAGCTGAGCGGCCTGACTGAGCTTTTCGAATTCCATTTGACGAAGTTGTGATGCTTGCACTTCTTCCCATAGTTTCCAACGGAGGTCAGAAACAAGTGAACCGTAACCTTTGCCTCTTGAATCGGTTACCTTTGGCACATCAACTTCAATTGAATAAACTGGAATGCCACCAGCTACTTGACGAATAGCCATTACTTACCTCCTTTTAGTGCTGTGAGGTATTTGAAAATTTCTGGATTTGTAACTGAAAGTTCAATGTATCCTCTTGCCTCATCAGGTGAAACACCAAGTTGAGTTGCAAGGGCCTGAACAGATTGAGTCGATGGAGCTTTTGCACCTGCAAATAATCTTTCCTGAGCAGCAGTTGTAATTCCTGCTTCAACACCGGCACCGAGAATGGCACCTGCGGCAGCCTGAGCTTCTGCCTGTCTCTGACCTTCAGCAGCCTGAAGTGCAGCAATTTCCTGTTTCTGCTGCTGTTTTCTTGCTTCATCTGCGGCCATTATTTCAGTGCCAATTCTTTCCTGAGCACGCTGTCTCTCTTCATCAGCAAGTTGAGCACCAAGAAGTGCAGAACCAGCCTGAACACCACCAGAACCAGCAAGGAGTCTGTTTCTCTCAGATTCAGCACCCATTGCGGCAGCCTGAGAGGCACCTTGTAGTTGTCTATCCATTATTGCTTGCTCTTTTTCAGTCAAGCCAAGTAGTCCAGCCTGCTCCTTTGCCTGAAGCTCTTCTAGACGACGTTTATTTTGTCTTTCAAAACTTGAAGGAAGAAGTTGTGGTAGTTGTCCTGCAGCAGTTCCTGCCACTCCACCAAGTATCGCGAGTGTAATCGGGTCCATTATAAGCTCCTTTTGTAATTATCTACTAGTGTTGTGGAAATTATTCATCATAGAAAATCTCCATGGTGTATTGTCTTGCTGAAGAATAACCCATTTCAACCTTTGGATTGATTGCTACAAAGAAACGATAACTACCTGGGGCCAAGCCTTTTACCATCCATTGAAACTGAATCCATCGTCTATTCTGATTGTAATCATCTCTGGCAAGTGGAGTTCCACTATAATTTACTGAACCTGGGTCTGTGGTACCTGCAAATGAAACCGCAGATGTCTCTTCATAAGAATAACAACGAGTTCCCTGAATGATTGTTGGCACAGGCACAGTTGGTGTGCTAATCATCAAATAAACTCGACTATCCCATTTGCCTTTTGTATTTGTGTCGTTTGACAAGGAAATAAAGTTTGCACCAAATGTGAAAAATACACTTCCATCATGTTCAAGCACAACTGTATCACCACATTCATAGATTGCCTGATACTGCTTTGAGGTTGCTGAGATTTGTGTTGCATCATTTGTTTTTGTGTGTGCGGTAAAATAACTACGGTCTCTCAAAATGGCTGAATCATTGAATCTACCAAAAATCTCACCTGTAGCAAATTGGTGATGATTTGTAATTGGGTCTAATTCACCACGCTGAAAGTCAGAGGTATTGAATACACCGGCATTATAGTCGGCTTGCACAATGTCTTGATTGATGTATTTCTTAACTGAATTATCGTTGCTATTTTGATTGTAGTCAGTTAAAACATTTCCATCTACATAGTTGTAAGGTTTGTTATAGCTCATCTTTTACCTCTGATTGCATAAAGTTCGTGTCTTTCAATCTTCAGTGTGTTTGTATTGATGAATACTTTGCATTGAAGGACAATACTATTCAGAACACGACCTGCAGTTGATTGTCTGTAACATGCTGAAAAGGCAAATGGCTGCCAGTTTATTGCACCAGCAAGTGGCTGACTGATTGTATTTGTGAGCGTTCCATTCTTCTTTGTGGTAAAACTGTATCCCCATTCACCAATAACTGTCGTTCCAGGAACACCACCAGTGGTGTGATTTAGAAGTAATCTGAAGGCATAGTAATTGTTTTTGCCTTTGTTACCAGCTGGCAGACCAGCATAGTCATAATCGGTTGCAATTGTGGATTCACCAACCATTCCACTGGCCATAAAACGAACAACTTCACCAACATCAGGTGTAACGTTAAGAGTAATCTGAGCAGGATTACCACCTTGTGTAATTGTTGTGTAACTTGTGCTGTTATAACTTGTTTGTGTTGTGGTTGGATTTTCGTATTCATAGAGAGCATTGGCAACAGCAATACCAGTTGGTCCTGATGCCATGTGTCTCCATGTTATCCAACCACTTGCAGTATTATCACTATCAAGGTTGGATGAAGCTGTCTGTAAATCATCGTATGGTGCATTCAACTCTGCTGCGGTTGCTATGTCACCAGGTCCGAAATTATTTGTTGAAGTAACTGTTGGCATTATCTCACCGTATTCCTTACCCACACTTCAGCTGAGAATACAAGGAATTCTGAACCGTGTGGTGTGCCTGTTGTGTTGTAATCTGAAATTGTGCTAATCCAACGAACATCAATGTTGACATTTTGTGAGCCACAAGGAATGCTGAATGGCAATTCAGTTGTATGACGCTTTGGAGGAATCTGTCCTGTTCTTGCAACTAAAACATTGTTAACGAATACACCCCACTCAGAAACCCAATCATGACCACGAGTTCCACTGAAGTTAATGTCATTCAATATACAAAGAAGTGTGTCAGTTCCATGCTGCCAGTCAATGATTGCACACCCATTTAGCATACCCTCTCTTGCATCAAAGTTGAGGTCAAACTGTTCAAATCCTGAATAATAGGAAAGTCTATTCCAGCCCTTGCTCCAGTCATCAGTCTTCAGGTCAAGTGTAAGAATTGGTGTCCAAACATCGGTTGAACCTTCAAATGAAGATGAACGACGTTTCCAATAATAACCTTGTGTTGTTAATGGACATTTTGCACCAGAAACAGCACCTGAAGTAATAGTGTCAGGGTCACCAAGAGAAACATGTGTGGTCTCAACAGAATAAACTGGAAGGTTATTTCCGTTGAGGTTTCCGTTCCACTCATTTATGTATTTTTGAATGTTATTGTTCAGAATCTGTGGCTTCACCATTCCATTCTGTTCAATAGGTAAGTCAGTAAAAGTTTTCATTGTGGTTGTCCCATTTGTAGGTTAATGCGCTGATTGAGTGGCATTTGATCGGTATCGGAGTAATGCACATCAATACCGAGGACATGAAATGTGTATGAACCAGTAACAAAAAACTTGAAGTGGTCAACAAGTCCAGTATTGACATCCCAACGAAGTCTAATAACTCTTGGCTCCTGAATAGTTGATGAACCAATGGTGAAATAATTCTTGGATGCACCATTATCAGGTCCAAGCACTGGATCTTCACCTGTTGTGAATACCTTTTCAGACTTGGCCATTTTTTGACCACCAGCACTATACTGAATAAATGAATAATCCTGTTGCCAAGTGAGTTGTAGTAAGTTATCACCATAAGCCAGAATGTCAAGCTCTAGATAAAACACTCTATGTTTGATTGAGTTATCATCAAAGTCAATCCAATCACTTTCCCATTTGCAAGTTGGTTTGGCAACATCAGTTACGGTGTATTCATAACTTTCATTTGTGACACCATTTAATTCTAGTTGTTTGCCCCAACCTTTGTTTCCACTCCATACCTGAAGACCAACAAGTGTGCCAAGAGCTTCAAATCTGGTGTCAAATGGGTCGGATGTCCAGTTTGGTAATGTGCCAATGATGATGTTACCTACAGGGTCAGATGCCAATGCGGTAAATGCCCATAAGTATTCATCACCTGTTGTCAATGTATGACGAAGTGACCACTGACCATTATCAATGTGATAAACAATACCACGACAGTTATAGGTGAAACCATTTGGAATGTAATGAATCCAATACTCACGCTCTTTGGCTGAATAAACAGCAGTGGCTCTTGGTAATGCATTTCTACTGATTAGTGGAATTTCTTTTGCAAGACCTGAAGATGTTTTGGAAATAGTGATGGATGAACCACCATCAAGACCACCACCAATTGCATAGATGCCATCATAACCCAAAAACATAAGACCAACACCAGGCACAATTTTTGCTGTATTGACCGCTGTGGTTCCAATTTCAGGTGTTAGTTGTGATACCTGATAGCTTCCGCCGTTACCAACACGAATAATGTCGATTGAACGCTGACGGAATACAATAAGATTATTGTAAAATGCAACTAATCCAGTGATTGCTCCACCTGCTGTGTTACCAACATCGAAGTAGTCAAATGCACCAAACTGTTCAGGTAGTCCCTGCTTGGAGTAGATAATCTTTGTTGGATTCTGACTTCCACCTGCAAGCCAAATGCTTCCATTCCATGTGGCACCAAATGAATAACCTGACTGAATGGTTGAGGTGTCTGAAATTGAAGGAGCGGTATCAATAAGCTGACCATCAGGAATAATGTCAACATAAAACTCAGTTGTGTTATCATTGATTTGATTCACAAGGTAATAAGTCGAATCATTTGCACCTGCAGATGTGTCAACCTTTTGATTTTTTGTACGATAGAGACGACGGGCCACAATACCTCCAGTGGAAGGTCCCGTCGGAAGATGCTTGATAACAACACCGAATTTCTTTTGTGTTGCATTGGAATCTGTTTGCCAAGAAATACCAGTTGCTGCTGACAGGGGACTTTCAGAACCAGTGTCTGAAATAAATGTCATTTTCCAATCAAAGTTATTGAATTCTTCATTTGATGAATAACCAAGACCAATTGAAGACTTTGATTCAAAATGTGGTGCAGCAACACCAAGGTTGAGGTCATCAGTTCCGTCAAGATACTTTGGCTGAATGTCAAGTGGTTCAGGTGCAGGTGTTGGAAGTGTGAATCCGAAATCACGAATTTTCTCACCACCATAGAACCATAATGGCTTGTCATAGCCATTGATGATTAGAAGTCTGTTTCCATAAGGAATGTATTGTGTGCCAGGTTCATTGAGTTTTGGCTTATGTCTGCCTTCCTGAAGTAGAACCCAGTCATCATAAAAGTTGGCAATGGCAAGTGTGCCCTTATTGCCAATCCAATAATAGAGTTTGCCACCACTTTCCACAATGTAATAAATCTGTTCAGTATTCTGCTTCGACCAAACATAGAGACTATCAACTTTTTCAACAAATAGTGCAGTAATAAGTGCTGTGTTTAGTCCAGGAGTAAATGATGTACCAGGGTCCCACCAAGGTTCAATACCTCTATCAAATAACCAGCCTCCACCAAGTGGGTCAACACGTGCAGCGGTAACATCATCCGCAGCATTCATCTGCGGAGCTTTCCAACGCTGTTCAATACCAGATAGATTTTCGAATGTTATCTTTTTTCTTGATAGAGCCATTAGCTTAGCTTCCTTAGTGATGTCCAATCATAAGGTGCAAAACCTTCAGTTGCACCAATGTTGAATCTACCACGAACAACTGAAGAATCGATATGGTCACAATAACGTTTTTCCAACTGTTTCATGTCATTGTCAATTCTACGTCTGTAGGTTTCTGACATTGAAATGTTACCAAGCTTGAGATAAACCTCTTCAAGTGCCTTGCTAACGATTAACTGATGAAATTCATAAGGGAACTGAGGAGAATCGGTTCCTTCAGCAAGCAATTGTGGCTTGTAAATGTATCTCATTTCACCATAGCGTAGGAACTGTTGTGGCACCTTGCTAAAATCATCACCACCTGCTTGCTGAGTAACTGTAACATCCCAGGCATCAACACGTGGATAGGGACGAATGAGTAAATGCTGACCATCGATTTCAATGTATCTTGGATTACCTGAATCGATACAGTTGAAGTATGGCACGTTTACTGAGGAAACAGTATCGGCAGCAATAATGTTGCCAAGATAACTGGAAGTATTACGAGTGAGGCCACCATTGTTGAAAAACTTCCAAGCAGGAAGGCCAAGACGCTCACCAGTTGCTCTATTGAAGTTTGCATTCCAGAAAATAATCTTACGATAGCCTTCATACTGAGATGGCACGGTGTCCTTTGACTGCCAGCTATCTGCAATGATTGGCTGATTATCCCATGACACAAAGTTAACTGTTAGACCAACTGTGCCGCCATTTCTGACAAATTTAATTGTTTCAGGTTGTGATAGGGCACCAAGTAGTCCGTATTCATTGACGAATGCCCAACAAACCTCAAGATAAGTGTTATTTGCAAAGCCTGTATTATCTTCTCTATTGTATTGTGCAAGTGTTAGTTTTTCACCTGGAGGAATGTTTCTTGGTGGTGTCCAAACAAATGCTTCAGCATAAGCGGCTTTATAATCTGTGCGTAGATTGAGTTCCTCATCACGTCTTGGTAAAATAGCTCTTAGTTTTCCGTATGGTGGAAGAGCACCTGAACCGACATTGGAAGGATTGTCTCTATGTGATAGTGAAAGTAATTCTAAACAATCCTGAGGAAGATTGTAGTAACGCTTTTTAATGACCCAACCAGTGGAGTCAGCTTTTGTTGTGCCAATAAATGGACGGTCAAGCAAAATCTCTTGCTGACTCACAACTTTAGAAATAATGTATTCAAAGTTATCAACATCAAAGATTGTGCCTTCCCAAACCTCAGGTGAGAGTCTGTCGATGTTTGCACTGAATGTTACACGTCTTGAACCTTTAGTCAGATTTGCATTTACTGATGCTGAAGGTGCAATAACATCTCTGGTTGGCAGAATGTCAGGTTGAAATTGAAATAATGATAATTTTTGTGAGAATACCCATCTCTTTGCTGTCCATAGCGATAGATAGGCTTCATTTAACAAATGGTCCATCTGGTCATTGAATGCCTGAAGGTCCGGACTATAATCAAGATGATTTTTTAGGCGCTCACGTAACGCAGTTAGGTTCATTTGTTTTCCTTTTTTCTAATTATAACTAAAAACACGACAGGGGCCAGACTAAAAAAGTCTGGCCCCTGCATTTATTTAGAAGCGCTTAAAGACCCAAACAGGTGCTACGTTTGTAGCAGCATCGGCGAGAGCAACACCGCAAGGAAGTGTATTAGTATGAGTACCAGTTGCATACTTGAGAGCGCGACCAGCGGTAGCACCTGAAGTAGTAACAGCTTCACCCTTAAGAACACCAGTTACGACGTTAGCAGTTGCCCAATAACCGTCGATAACAACCTTGACCTTTGCGCCTGACGAAACTGTTTCAGTAGCAACACCAACAACGAGTGGGTTACCGGCAGTGGCTGGGCTCTGAATAACCTGAAGAACACGGTTTGCACCGGTTGCAGAGGTATCAAAGATAACCCAGTCACCGGCAGTGATTGAACCACCAGCGATGAATGTTTCTGTCTGTGAACGGTCCATAACATCGCCACCGACTGGTGCGGAAACACCAAGTCCAGTGGTCTGTGAAGTGCCGAGGTATTGAATGAGAGTATTAGTAGCCATGTGTTTTTATCCTTTGTTTCCTTTAATGATTAGGATTCAGCGTCGAAGAGAAGACCCTGGCCACCAAGGAAGTCAGCAATAAGCTGGCTCTTGACATACAGCTGAGCAGAACGAGCAGTTGTGCCACTGATGTATTCAAAAGGAGATACTGCGAAGTCGGCGTCAGAGTGGAATACGAGCTTGATACCATCGTAGTTGAGCAAGTAAGCTGAGTAGAATCCAGCACCTGCGGTTGAAGAGTTAGCAGCGAAGCCCATGACTGGGTCAGCTTCAACAATGGCATTATTCCATGCAAGTGCAAGACGACCACCATCAAGTGTTTTCACATCGATGTAGCGTTCCTGAGCACGGAGGCTTTCACGGTAGAGTGCAAAGCTCTTCTGACTCATGATGACATGCTTGATTTCGCCCATTGGAGCAACTGTCGAAGCAGAGATGCTGAGCTCAGAAAGACCCTTGAGACCGTTGGTTGCGAAGTTACCAGCGACATCGAAGAACTGATTCTGCCAACCGGTTACTGGGAAGGTAACCTTGCTGATACCACCAACAACGTTGGTCTGGTTAGCTGGAGTCTCAGGCTCAATAAAACCAGTTCCACCTGCGGTATCACCGTTTAGAGTATTGAGGGAGGTAAGAACAGTAGAGTTACCAACAAGTAACTGCTTGTTCATCTCTCTGCGGAGCATACCCATGACTGAGCGCATACGAGCTTCAACAATCTTAACGATTGCCTTGTCGCCACTGTTCTCAAGCTCTTCCTTCTTGGTAACAACGATTGGAGCAACGAAGTCACACCAGTCGTAGATTGCTGGACGAAGGATGTCATTAACTGCTAGTGAGACAGGCTCATAACCAGTTGCGAGCTGAGTGATTGAGCTGTGCTCTGCAAGTGCAAGAGGACGCTGAATCTTGATACCGCCATCTTCAGTCTCAACGCCACCGTTTTTACGGACACCGTCAAGGAAGGCTACCTTCTTGTAAAGTTCATCAACCTCTCCGTCTCTGATTGAATACAGAGTTGAGGAGAGCAGGTCGTTCGAAATAGACATTTTGTTTTTCTCCTGCGCATTCTGCGCTATTAAGTTACACTAATTTTTACTTGGATTATCCGGCCTATCCGGGTTCCGATTTTGCTCTCCTCCGCCAGTTTTTGTTATGGTATCCAAAGGGTCATAACAGGGTCGGGAAAGGTTGCACCTAATACTATGTATTTAATGCTTTGCGAGAGCTATCGCTTAGCATTGTCAGCTATACTCTTATGATACAAATAGGCATCATAAGCATTGTTAAACTTTGGTGTGCCTTTAGGTGTTACAGTTGAACCACCAGCAGATTTTTGTGCAGTTGCCTTATGTGCTGATTTCTGCTCAGAAAGACGCTGACGTTCGACCTTTAGTTTTTCACTATCAACCTTGGCTTTAACAATGTAGAATGCATCTTCAAGTTTAAGTTCAGGACGCTCCTGAAGCATTTGAAGAATAGGCTTTCTGTATTCATCTTGTGTCAATTCTGGATTTTCTGCCTTAAATCTTTCAAGTGCCATTTTTCTCTGTTCCGCCTGAACCTGTTCCTGAGCAGGTTTAAGCATTTCCTGAAGCATTAGAGTTGCTTGACGTTTGATTTCAGACTTCATACCTTCAGGGTCAAATAAATCATACTCGGCTGAAGTGTCAACATCCTTTACCATCTTTGCAAGTGGTCCTTCAAGCACACCTGACTTTGTATTTGTCAATTCAGCACGTAGACGTTCAATTTCTTTGCGTTCATTTGCAAGTGTCTGAGTCTTTCGGCTATAGTCAGCTCTGAGGTTGGCAATGTGCTTTCTTACATCTTCAGGCACATGCTGCATCCAATGTGAAAGTGGCTTCATTCCTTTATGTTGAGCATCATCCTTAAATTCAGCAAAATCACTTTCAGTGAGATTGATGATTTCGTCAATTGTGAGGTCTGACTCATAAGAATCAGGTGTCTCGGTCTGGACATTTTCAGTCTGGACCGAGGTATCGTCTGCAACGGTCTCGGTTGTGTCTAGCATTTTTCTCCTTAAGGTACTACCAATGCTTGTAGTTTTTATTCTGTCTGTCTTGTCTTGCGTTAAGGTACTACCAATGCTGGTAGTTAATCTGTCTGTCTATCTTACATACGTCCCATCATTAGTTTGTCAGCATTTTCAGATGACATTTCCTCTTCAGGCATTCCACCCTCTTCACCAGCCTCAGTGGCCTTGGTTTCATTCTTTGGTGGCTCCTTTAGAAACTTCTTGAATTCTTTATTCTTGGCAAGTTGATTGAGTTTGCCAGCAAGTAACATCAAACTCGTGTCATCCTTTAGTGTGTTGAAGTCAATTGCCATGTCGGCACCAACAATTTCCTCAGCTATTGCGTCATCCACCGCAGCTTTGAACATTGATAGAATTCGAAAAAAGTCGGTTGGAAGCTGATTGACCTCTTCAGCAATCATAGGATAGTCAGGTGTCTGACCAAATAATGGTAGCATAATGTTTGTATTTTTAACCAATGGGCCAAGACCTTTTGGTGTAAATTTACCTTTAGGTGCCATCTCATTCATGGTTGACTCATCTTCATATTGAGCCTCATCTGTCATGCCTGAGACTGGAGATGGCTCATTGCCCATCATTTCTATACTAACTTTCATGTTTTTGTTTTTCACTTCAGACTCCTACTAATGGTTGTGAATAAGTATTATCCAATTCTCCACTGAGACATTTCTCAGCAGTGAAAGTATTGACAATTGCGTCTTCTTTTGACATTGTCTTCAAGTTTTCCTGATACTGACGAGAGAGGTCATCTTGTGCAGACCAATGATTAGACAATTTTTCCTGAGTATTGGCAACAAAGTCTTTACCAAGGTCAGTTTCATTGACAAAGCCACGTTTATTCATTTCCTTGGCTTCTTCCCAAACATTGGCAACATTACGACCAAGAGCTTTTGAAAACATGGTGTGTGACATACCGGCACTCCAATTACCATGCCAACCGCCAGGTGTTTTGGCAATAACTGAAACAATTGGTAATGCATAACGACCATCCTCAGCAACAAGTCTTGCTGGTTTCTCACTCATCTTACAAAGGTGTTCAATAATCTGATTGGTTGCTGTCCCATCAGCATTATGAATGCGGTATTCATACAAAGGCAATTTATGCTCCTCTTAATTTTTGAACTGTTTGTGCAGCACTATTTATCTGTTCTCTTGGTCCAGCTTCTAAACGTTGGGCAGCCGCAGATGTTGGTGCTCTTACTGCTCCGGCCTGAGCCTCTCCAGCCTGAATGGCCTCACGTGCCTTGTCAAGGAATGAACGTGGAAGTTCATAAGCTCTAACAACTTCATCAAGAAGCACATCACCTGGAACACCAAGTGACTGAAGAGTTGGAAGTAGGGCAACCAGATTCTGTTTCTTCAGTGCATCTGAAAGTGGTTGGCTTCCCTGGTCAAGTGCAACAATCTTAAACTCAGCATTGAGGTCATCAGGTGTAATAACCACACCCTTTCCACCAGCCTCAACAATGGCCTTTTCACCCTCATCAGCAAGTAAGTAAATGTAACGAAGATAAATGAGAGAAACAGTTTCAATCATGGAGTCACGCTCTCTGGCAAGTTTACCCATTTCTGAAGCTGCATAGGAAGCAATTGCTGTAATCTCAGTGGCCGATGCCTTGGTTGGTTGACCAGCAAATGACTGAATAACTGAACCTTTGGTGAGGTCCTGTTCGAGATAAGCTGAATAACGATCAAAGTTTGTGCTGATTGGTGTGATTGGCACTTCACGAATAACACCATCAAGTGAATCATTATCAACAGCAATCATGGCACCATCAACACCTGCAGTTACTTTTGCAAGTGCCTCTTCATCCATTGTGCCTTCCTTGTAAAGATACTGACGGCTATCACGACGAACTGAGTTGGCCCAATAGGTGCGGAGAATGTTTTTCTCATAAAGCTGATCATAAACACGACCCATTGCCGAAATGCCTTCCATTGGAGAGTCAGGAATACGGCTATAATAGAGAAGACTGAGTGGTGGAATTGCTCTATCATCAACAGTTCTTAGCGGAATCTGTGCCTTTTCAAGCAGCTCTTCACCATTTTGCCACTGTTGTGTCCAGTAATAAACTTCATCCTGAAGGAGGTCATAAAGTTCAACAATCTGAATGTAGAGATAAGAAGAAGGGAGGTCATCGATTGATTGACGAGCTTGACCATTGTATCGTGGCATCGCACCGGATGGCCCGTATTTATCAAAATAGTCGCGTTTAGGAATAGCAGTAAATTTTTTGGCCCCGAATCTTTCTGTTGCATCTTGCAACGTTAGAAAATAAGTATGTCCGATAAATCTCTGCTGAAGGGGAGAACCCGCATCCCTATCAACGATGACCTCCCAAGGTGGAACAGCAACTACCTCAGCCTTGTCCAGCATTTGATTGGATTTCTGAGGAATTACTTTTAGTGCTGAATAATCATAAATGAGTGCAAGACGTGAAGCATTTTCAATCTGCTCACGTTTCTTAAACAGCCAACGATTGATGACTGATTGAGCAGCATCTGGATTTGAAGGAGACGAATTACTCATTGTGGCAGCAACATCTTTACCAACCACAACTGCAGGTGCTCGACTGAATAGAGATGCAATGTAAGATTCAATGTAGCTATACCCATCAGGTGTTTCAACACGAATCATTGAATTATCATGCTGTAGTGTTCGCCAGAATTTTGTCTGGTAAACATCACGATACTTTTTCATTTCTGAAGCTCGCTGTTCCCAATAATCATTGTGCTCAGAAAAAATGATTTTCAGTGTTTTAACAATGTCAGTCTTCTTCATTCGTATCTCCTGGTAGGGCCACAAGCCGCACCGTGGTTGTTAATGATTTTATCAATACGTCTCTGCTTAATCCAATCAGGCATAACCATGATGTCAGGCAATCTAACATTATTTAGGCAAACACTCGCCAGAGATAATGCCATTGCACTGTCACTATGACCATCTGGTCCATTATGCTGAAGTTCAATGGTGCCTCTTTCATTTACAGTAATGGCACGCAATTCATCATAGGTAAGTCTATCAACATGACGCATTTCTCCACTTTGTAACATCTTCTTCAGATTCTCAAAGGCGAATGTTTTTGTTTTGACTGAGGTGACCCAATCCTTGCCATCTTTGCCTTTCCAAAGACTGCCATAATGTTCATGTCGCAATTGATTGAGCACAATTCCACCAAAGTTGTTGGCCTCAACAAGGACCAATGCATCATTATAATCTCTTGCAATGTCAATGATTTGTTCTGCAAGATTTGTTGGTTCGATTTTATTTGAACGCCAAACTGCTACAGGAGACCCAGTCAATTTGCTGAGTACGAAGATAACAGAATAATCTCGACCAACACCAGCAGCGACGTCAACGCCAATACCATAGGCATCATTTTGTTGTGGTCGTTCAAAAACACTCCAGCCAGGATTATCTATGCTGATGACTTCTACAGAACTAAAGTGCTCATCATGGAAATAAGTGGAGCCAGCAACTGCATAAGCCTCTTCAGGTGAAGCTGGAAACTCACGTCTGAATTTCTCAATACCCAATTTTCCAATACGCTGACGACGCCAAAGCAATTGTGCATCATTAAGGTCCCATCTCTCACGGAGTTCTTCCTCTTCAGGTCTCCAGGAAAGTGGAATGAGTTCGCCATCTTCATCACGAGGTGGTTCAATACGATAGTGTTTATGTCTAAACCAAGGGAAAAATAGACGATGCCAATCGGCTTCACCTTTCTCAGCACGCATCCATTCACGATGAATACCATCACCCCAATGATTGGCTGTGGATTCCATAATCATTTTGCCACCGTTTAGAGCAGCAATGGCAGTGGCTTTCAATTCATCTGGATTTTCAGCAAAGGCAAACTCAGAAACATGTAGAGCATTGCAACTGAAGGAGCGAAGACCACCTTTACCCTCAGCAGATGCAGCAATAATACCAGCACCTGTGTCACCAAAGATTAATTCACCACCGTTATCACTTGAAATTGGTCTCTTTAGGCCAGCAGGTAGACTCTCATACATCCATTTGATAATGCCAAGTAAATGTTTTGCTGAGGAGGCTTTGTGTGACATGGTGGCCACAGTGATGGGTTCCAATGAAGTATAAGCCTTCCAAAAGAGCCAAGCACAAACAATGGTGGAGGAACCAATCTGTCGGCCCTTCATGATGAGGAGGTCTGAATCTCCTTGTAAGGCATTGATAATTTCAATTTGCTCATCATTGGGTATCAGATTAATTCTGGCACCCTTTTTGTCAACAATCTTCAATTTAGAAATAAACCCAATAGGGTCAAGGAGAATTGTTCTCCAAGGACCACCCAGTAATTTCTTGATTGTTGTGCCGCCACCGCGACTCTTTGCTGGACCAGACATTAGTGAGGGGCGCTCCCGATTTCATCATCTTCCTCTTCATCCCCTTCAGGTGGTTTACCCCAGTCACCAAAGTTTTCAGCATCATCAACCTTTACCGCAATTGTATCTTTACGAACACGCTCAAGATTGACAAGGGTATTGACAAAACCCACAATGTCACGACCATTGAATGTACGAACTTTTACTTTATCCTTGATTTCCTCTTCAGTGAGTTTGAGACATGACCAAATAAATGTTTCCACATCTCGATTTCGGTAACTACGTCTCATTACCAAGTCAACAGTTTCTTTACGGGGCAAAATGAACCTCCAGATACTTTAAGTATACACATTGTTCCTGCAATGTTTGGGTCAAATTCTGAGAAAAATTTTCTGGAAATTTTTTGGGTGATGTTGCTATGTGAGTTGTATGGGATTGATGTGTTGAGGTTGCCCGAGACTGATAATTTGTCCCAGTTGGTTGGATGTTCGAGGGCCTAACACCACTGTTTATGTTACACAGAGTTAAAGGTGGTAATAAAAACATTTCCCCAATAAACACACCATAAACACATTTCTAGTCTATATAACTTGCCACTACGGTAACTGGATAACATAAACAACTATACCCCCTGCGCCCTCCTCATAATGAGACAACCGCCATCATCAAAGTTGTATAACCTGTGCAACGACATGCAACTTGTGGTATAATGAATCCATCAGGCACCAACAACAACGGAGAATCGGCATGACCGGCAATACCATCTACATTGTTACTTGCATCCTTGATTATGGCGGTGGCTTTCAGACCTGGACCGAATACTTCCATAACCTCAATGATGCAATCGCTTCTTACCGGGAGTATGTGGAATCCACCAATGATGACCCACAAACGGTTACTCTCCTTTCTCTCAATACTTCCAACCTGATTGAGGAGACCATCGAGTCTTTTGTGGGCACCGATGCAGACTTTGGTGGGTGTGAATGGATGAATGCTGAGGAACCCTCATAACCCACAATCCCCAGGCGCCTTAAGGTACTACCAATGCTTGCTGTTATAGTAGTGTATTGGTAGTGCTCCTACCTGTGGGGGGCTATCCACATAATGATGCAAATATGAGCAAAATGTTGTAAATGTGTCATCATTTGTGGGGGGCTATCCACAGGTGGCGGATCTCCTTAAGGTACTACCAATGCTTGCAGTAATTGGTTGTATTGCTATTGGGGGGCAGAGCCCCCTCCTCAGCATTACCAACCGTAAGTCTGCAGGGCCCATGGTGTAACTGAGAATAACTCCGCATTGCGGCGCTTGCCTGTTACATGGATTAGACCCC